TCAAACCTCGATATCGAACTGGGGGAGCTGTGGCGCCGGCCCGGTCCCATGCCATCGCTGATGAACGCCATCTGCCCGGCCGGCACCGCCGTGCCCCGAGCCGCGATCACGACGTTGTTTCGCAGGCGGACGCGGCAGGTGCCGGCGCCCTCGTCGACGTCGATCACCTCCCCCACCGTACGCGCGCCGCCCGGTAAGAGCCCGATGAACCGACGCCAGGGGTTGACCGTCGCCATCAGGAGCCTCCCGGGTAGTGGCGCTCGATGCGCAGGGTCTGCCAAACGCGGCTAGCCCCTACCCCCTCGGCCGAGATATCGGTAGCCAGGCAGAGACCGCGCCAAGTCGCCTGTTCATCTCTCACCTCGACCAACATGCCCGGCTGCACCAGGCCCGGTACCCCATCATCCTTCTGGAACAGCGGGATACGGCGCGTCTCGATCGCCTGGTTGCCTCCCTTGGACAACTCGCAGATCCCGCGCGAGCGCGCCACCTCGGTGCCGGTCATCCAGTCCTCCATAACATCAGGCGCCGACTCCTCGCCGGCGGTACCGGCGCGCCGCACCTGCACGCTGACGCCGTAGCTGGTACCGCTGACGTAGACGAAATTCCATGCCGGCTGGGGACTCCACTCGCTGCCCCACTCGGCGACGATGTCGGCCGGGATGATCCGGTCGGGAATTGCGGTGTCCCAGTACCAGGTCGCCTCACGATACCGCGGCAGGATCGTCACCGAGTCGTCCATCAGGCCCGGACGGACGATGCCGCCGGCGACCTCGGCCAGCTTGACGATGACCTGCATCGGCGTCTGATCCTGATAGCTGAAGGCGCCGGCCGGCAGCGTCCAGTCCGGCGGCCCCATGTTCTCGACGTCCCAGGACACTGAAAAGCCGGTGTACTGCAACTGGTCGTCGACAACCTGCCGTGCGTTCAGCGGCGCCGTGTTCACCGCGCTGCGTTTCGGCGCATAGGGCGCGTCCAGCAGTTGGGTGCGGCTCGCGCCGCTGATTGTGTAGCGCTCGCTCGGATGCTTGCCGCTGCCGCTGTAACGCTCGACCAGAAACCGCCAGGTCCAGCCGTTGATCTCCAGTTCTACCGTCTTCGGCCCGTTGGCATCCGGCGCCGCCAGGTCCAGCGAGGTGCGACCGAACAGGTCAGCCGAGAACGACCAGGCGAACGAGTCGATATCCAGGCCGATGCGAATGCTGGTCGCATCCAGCGGCGTGCGACTCGGTAGCACCACCAGGGTGACCGTGTTTCCTATCATGTATGTCTCCAGTATCTCGGGCTCAGCCGGTGGATCTATCGGTACCACCGGCCCCGGATAGTCGGGGTAGACAATGCCCGTCGGCACCGGATCGGTCGGCCGCCCCCATGCCCAGGGAATCCGCCGCAACGCATCGAAGCGGGTCGGACTGCCGTAGCTGCTGCGCGCCCCGGCGTCCACCGGCCGGATACCACGGACCGGCGCCACGTAGCGGAAATCGAAAAACACGTCGGGCGTGTTCGCCGGGGTGTAGCGGGTCGGGCCGAAATTGAAGTCGAGCAGGCCGGTCGGGATGTAGAGACTGGCACGCCTCTCCGAGAGCGCATCGCGGAAGCGGTCGAATTCGGCCGAGCGCCGCCAGCCGGGCGGACGGCCGGCGTCCTTGGGCGACGGGCGCGGGTTGTAGATCAGCGACAGGCGCCGATCACGCGGGCGCAGCGTCCGATCCCAGCCTAGCTCTCTCTCCACGTCCAGCACCCTGGTGCTGTCCCAAGCGCTGCGGGCTGCCGCGTTGCGCTGCTCGGCGTGCTCCCAGCCACTCCCCCAGCCCGCATCACGCACTGGTACACCGGACCAGCCACTGGCGCAACGCCGTGCCAGTGGTCGGCCGGAGCCCCACAGCCCGCCGCTACGCGCATCGGCAAGCACCAGGCGCTGCCAGCGCAGCGGGACGGCGCGCACGGAAAGCGGCGCCGCCCTCTGCCAGGGGGCGCCGAAACTCGCATTGATCATAGAGCCTCGACAGGAAAGGGCCCGTGGCTAAGCGGGCGGTAGTAACGCGTCGCCTGCAGACGGGCCGTGCCGACCTGGCGGCTGGGGTTGTCGCCCTCGATCGGCCACCACTCCGGCTCAGCCACCGGCAACACCCCGGCCTCGGTCACCTCGTAGAGCCAGCCAGAGAAGATCGTCGGACGCACACGCTGGCCCAGGCTGACTGCGAGACGCGGCTCGAACACCGCGCCCCAGTCATCCAGCCCCATCGCGTAAGTGGTCCCGCCGGCCGTCACCTCCAGAGCGATCTCGGCGCGCCCGGACTCGGCCGTCTGCCCCACGCCGGCCACCCGCCATTCGCCATCAAGCTTGCGCTCGATGACCACCACCCAGCGCGAGGCCGCACCGCCGTCGACCGTGACGACCGCTCGCACCTTCGCCGGGTCGGTCGGATCTCGACCGCCCGAGCCTTCGGTCAGGTCATAGGACAGCAGGCGCGTATCGGCATCGAGGACCGGCCAGCGAATGATCCCCAGGCGCGGGTCACCTTCGTCGGTGACCTGTATCACGAACTGTCCGCGCAGGCCCGATGCCTCGAAGCGCTGCACCGTCTCGCCCTCGTAGACCTGGAAGGTCGCCGTCATCGCGGTCGCGGTGACCACCGTCCCACGATACAGCGTGGCGATCTTGCGCGCCGGAGTCTCCTGCCCTTCGCGGGTGACCTTCACGGCGAGGGTCTGGTAGATCGCCTGCCCGGCCCCCGACCAGGCGACTGCCACCGGCGGGCGAAGGGTCTTCGGCCCAATGCCGAACCGCTGCAGCCAGGTATCGGGCCGGATCTGGACCGGCGGCACCACCTGCAGCATCAGCGCGCTCATGCTGGCCACCACGCCGGATCCACAGACAGGAACCAGAGCCCCCAGCGGTCCATATGCACATGGTAGGTCTTGCCATCCATCTGGACTGCCTCCGCCACCGCCGTTGCGCCCAGGGACAACCCCAGCCGCTCCAGCAGGTGTCCGTGGCGGTAATGGCCCAGGATCGGGTCGAAACACACACCCTTCAGGCGGCCGACGTAGTTCGCGCCATTCGTCACATAGGGCTGCTGCATCCGCCAATAGGGTGGATTCTCTCCCTCCGTCCGGTCGTAGTAGGTGCTCTGATACTGCATCTGGTCCATCAGCGCTCCCACGCTGGGACCGCCACCCTGGATGATCTCTCCCGAGCGCTGGTCACGCAGCGAACTGAAGCCACTCCCGAAGGACCAGTTTCGGCTGTACCCCGTTGTGTTCTGGAACCCCTGGGCACCGCCGACGGCAATAAACCCCTGAACGCCGGAGGCGCCGCTGAAGCTCTCGTACTGCCCGACGTAGAGGCCGAGCTGGTACGCCTCGCTCGTGTTTTCGTAACCGGTGGATTGGAGGACGCAGAAGATGAACGTCTCGGCGTCCGCACAGATCTGCCAGTACGTCGCATGGTTCCAGTACATGTACCCCAGGTAGATGACATGAGCGTCATTGCTGGTGGGATTGGTGTCCGCCGACCAGGTACGTGACCGCGTATTGACGCCCTTTGGGAGCGGAGTGCTGATATCCAGCATGCCCTCATGCAAATAGACTGCGATGTAGTCGTTGACGCTGCCGCTACCGGTTAAGTGCCTGTAGAACGTCACCTGCGCGCAGTTGGACGCCGGGGCCAGGGTGATGGCGGTGTCGAACTCGCTTACGACGGTCCACCCTGCCGGTGGCTTGTTGCCGTAGCCATCGACCAGCGCCGCGCGCAGGTAGCTCTTGAACTTCTGGAACGGCGTCACCGCCGACGGGAAGAGCGCCGGCGGTGCGCCGGCGTCCCGATAGCTGTACTGTCGAGCGGTCATCAGTCCGCGTCTCCTCTGATCTGCAGGTGGAATTCATCGTCCTCGACGGTGCCCTTGCCGCTGAGTACCGTCCGCACGATCCACATCGGCCCCAGGCACGAGTCGGTGTTGAAGCGCACCGCGTTGCCGGCCGCCCAGCCACTGCCCCAGCCTTCCTTGCGGATGGTGAAGTACGGCGTGTTCGTCTCCGGGTTGATCGGCGCCGTGTCGGTGGTGGTAGTGCCGTTGGCGATCACCCCCAGCTTCTCCTCCACCACGCTGAAACTGGTCGAGGAGTTGAACACCAGCGCCCACTTCGCATCGATCGCACCGCGGTTGGCGATCAGCGGCGGATAGGCGAGGCTGTTGTAGTTGGCGGTGGTCCCGTCGCCCTTGGGCTCGTCGGTCCAGTTCGGCGAGCCGATATCCCAGGTCCGCTGGGTGAACCAGTGGTGCAGCCGCGCCTGCAGGTCGCCCCAGCTCAGCGCACTGGACGCCAGCGTTTCGCCCGCCGGCAGATCCCAGGGCAGCGGCGAGGAGATTCCCAACTCGCCGTTCACTTGGACCTCGGTGCAGAGGGTCATGTGCTCGACCCGGTCACGCACCACCAGCGGCAGGGTCAGCGGGTTGCCCTCGGCATCCTGCAGGACCAGCGGGTTGGCCCATGTCACCCGGCCGCGTTCCAGGTCGACGCTGTAGCCCGCCGAGGCCAGTTCCACCGCGTTGGCGTCCACCACCTTGATCTCGGCCTGCTGGTCGCGGCTGAGCTGCAGCACGCCCCCGGCTTGAGGACTCGGCACCGTGGTCTCGGCGGTATGAGCAACCACCATCACGTCGCCCTCGCGGAACACTGGCACCCGCCCGTCCGCCGGCAGTCGCACCGGGTCCAGGCCCAGCAGGGTGGCGTCCAGCGGCAGCGAGGTGAAGACGACCGCGTTGTAGCGCAGCAGCAGCGGAATCACCGGGATATCGCTGGCCCCAGTGGTGTCCTCCAGATTGCTGGTGAAGCGCAGCCGGACGATGCCGGTCACGATATCGACGCTACCCTTGATCACCGCGCCATTGAGCTTACCGTTCGCGTCCGCCGTGGTGGTCACGATCTGCGCGGTATCCAGGCGAACCGCCGTCACCTGCAGGCTCGCAGAACGCAGCGGCGCCCCCGGCGTGCGGAAGGTCATGCTGGTGACGCTGAAGCCGGCGTTGGTGGTCAGACAGGCCAGCAGCGTGACCGTCGGCGCCGCCCCCGAGCCATAGGTGTTCAGCGTCGCGGTACGGCCGGCGTAGTCCACCGAGCCGACGGCGATGCCGGCGTTGGTGCTGCTGTTGATGTTCTTGTAGAGCACACCGGAGCGATCGACGTAGACCTCGCCGGCCCAGGTGAACACCAGCGAGCCCGGCAGGATCGGCTCGGCAACGCCGGGCAACAGGTCCAGGGTCACCGGCGCGACGGTCTGCGAATCGGTCTGCTCGCCGTACTCGACGCCGCGGCTCTGCGCACGCACGTTCAGCGTGCCGCCGAAACCCTCCAGCAAGGTGGTATCGGTGGCCACCAGGCGCAGCTTCTTCATGCCGAAGTTGTCGACCGTGTCGGTGTAGTAGGTGTACTCCTTGAACACGTAGTTGCCGGCCACCTTCAGGCTGAATTCGCCGGTCTCGTAGTTGATCGTCCCGGCGCGCCCGGCCCAGCCGCCGGCGGCGTCGTCGGTCACCGAGTTGTCCACGGTGATCTCCGATTCGAAGATCGGCAGCGCCCCGGTGCCCATGTCAGCACCGAGGGTCGGTGCCGCCTGGCGACGCTTGGTGATCCACGATAGGCGCACGCTGCCCGCCTTGAGCGGCGCCCCGGGGAGAGTGCCGATGCACATGCCGGTGCTGTCGGAGGTCACCGCCAGCGGGCTGTCGGTCACGCTGCCCTGCTGGTAGGTATGCACGATCCCACTCCCGGCATCCGGGGTGGCGCTCAATTCCATGCTGACCTTGCCGTCGGCATAGTTGATCTGGCCGCTGCCACCGGTACCGCTGAGCGAGCCGTTGCCGCTATCGAGCACGGTGCGCTCTACCCCGCCGACCTTGAACGTCGCCTTGTAGGAGCCGGGCAACAGCCCCTGGTGCGGCAACGTCCGGTTGATCCGCGCGCGCGCCTGCACGCTGGTGCCGGTGCGCTGGGTCAGCGCCGCATCGTTCTGCCCGACGTAGGCGTAGATCAGCGAACTCCCCACGTCCGGCAGCGCGCTCAGGGTGATGGATACCGAGCCGGTCGCGAAGTCCACCGTGCCGGTGCCTTCCCCGGCCAATTCGCCGTTGCCCTGGTCGCGGATCTCCTGCCATTTGCCCAGGGCGAGGAACGAGACCACCAGGGTGCCCGGCTGGGGCGGCGCTTCGGACAGCGACAGGGTGTAGACGAAGCCGCGGTTGCCCAGTTCGATAGGGATCTCCCCGGTCACCGCTTCGCCCGTCGCCGCGGCGGCAGGCTGGTAGGTGGCGCTCGCTGTCCCGCTCCAGCCGCTGCCGGAGGCCGCCATCTCGATTGCGCCGCTCTCGTAGTCGACGGTACCGCTGGCAATCCAGTTCGAACCGCTGATGTAGCGCAGGCCTCCCTTGCGGTCGTCGGCGAACACACCGCCGCCGGCGCTCAGCGACAGCGAACCCGGCGCGCAGCCGGTGCCGAGGAACGTCCGCGACCTGCCGCTGCCTATGTTCGCGACATTCAGGTTGACCGTCCGCGCCGGCCCGGCCGCAGCGAACAGGCGCCGCTGGTAGCCGGCCAGTTGGTCGACCAGCGCGTTTTCCCGGGTGGTACTGGGCACCAGTTGGGAATAGACCGACTTGACCCGCAGGCTCAGCGCGCCGCGGCTGACAGCCTCGGCCAGGGGGCTGATGCCGTAGTACCGCGCGGCATCGGCGACCTGGGTGCTGAGCACCTGGCTTTTCGGGCTGGTGGTGCCGCCTGGCGTCACCTGGCCGCCGGGGAAGGTCGCGCCCAGCGGCGCGCTGATCGACAGGTCCAGCCGGCGCCGGGTGAAGTTCACGAAGTTGCCGTTGCCGTAGTCGTGGGCGAACTGTTCCAGCCGCGCCTCGACGTCGGTGATGCGGACATACTGCGAGCGCGACTCGAACACCAGCTGATAGACCTCGCCGATCTCGGGCAGCCGCTGTTCTTCGCGCTGCACGCAAGCGATGGCGCGCTGGCCCTGCAACTGGTTGCCCAGCAGTTCGAACGAGGCAGACACGGCCGGCACCACGAAGGACTCGATGGCGTTGCGCGCGTCGCGGCGCTCATCGGTCTGGCTGCCGGTGTTGAACAGCAGCACCGAGACACGCGGATCGGCCGGCGCCCGCGTGACGATGGCATGAGCGCCCAGGTACGGCTCGGCGCTGTTCGAGCTGATGCCGGCGAAGGCCTTGCGCAGGTTGATCCGGCCGATGGTCCGGTCCAGGCGCGAGATATCGGGAAACAGGTTGTTGATCTCGCGATCCACCACGGCCTGCCCGGTGGCACGGCCGCCGCCGTCGTCCTCATCGGTGAGGCGCTGGGATTTCAGCAGCTTTACATCATCGACGGTGATCGTCATGGAACACTCCAGCCAGAAAAGAAAACCCCGCCGAGGCGGGGTGTGGGATCAAGGGTCGGGGGTGGGCGGTGCCGAGGGCGGCGCTACGGTGAGCAGTCGCAACGTCACCAGGTAGTCGGCGTCCGGACCGGGGTTGACCTCGCGGAACAGCGGTTCGGCTTCCAGCGGCGCCCCGTCGGCGCGGTTGAAGATCACCGAGAATTCGCGGCCGTCTGGCAGCACTAGCGGCATGACCCGCAGGCGCTGGTCGCGCAGCACCTCCAACTGCCGCACGACCCACAGCGGCGTCCATACCCCTCCCCCGGAACGCAGTGTGATCGGGCGTCCATGCAGCTTGGTGCCTTCCTGCACCAACAGCGCGCCGGTCAGGGAGCGTTCCTGCTCTTGTGCCACCGCATCCCAGGTGAACTCGTCCACCCACTCGAACTGGTCGCCCAGTTCCACCGCATCGAGCCTCATCGGCCGGTCCTCATGCTGGCCTGCTCGAGCACGCCGAGCAGGTTGGTTTCGTCCTGTTCGCTGGCCACCGCCACGTCAACGGCTCCCCGCGGCGTCTCGAAACGAACGACCCGGGGCGGAGGACTCGACACCGGCGACGAGGCAGGCGGCGCCGCCGCGGCCTTGGCGGCGCTCTGCTCGTCCACCCGCTTCTGCTGCTCCTCTCGCTGCCGCTTGGCATCCGTCTCGGCCTGGATCTGCTGCAGGGTGGCCAGCGCCGTCATCAGGTTCTGCACCGCGTTCATGTCGCCGCTGCCCTGGGCCTCGGCCAGTTGCTGCTGCAACTCGGCGCGGCGGCTGTTGAACCGGCTGCGATCCACGGCTTCCTGCTCGCCGCGCAGCCCCGCCAGTTCCTCGCGCAGGCTGACCAGCGTCGACTTCGAGCCTTCCTTGAGCTGCTGGATCTTCTGATTGGCCGCCTCGATTGCGCTCTCCAGTTGCCGCATGTCCGAATCGTTCAGCAGGCTGAGGCCATTTCGAGCGCCCTTGGCCGCCGACACGAAGTCGCCCAGCTTCATGGTCCCGCGCTCGTAGTCGTCCATCAGGCTCTGCAGGCTGCGCTTCTGCTCCAGGTACGCCGCCTGGATCTCCAGGCTGGCTCGCTGGGTATCCATCGCCCAGCGCCCGAAACCGCTCATGCCCACACCCGACTCGGCCTTGATCCGGGCCAGTTGCTCGCTGACCTTGGCCAGCGAGCGCGACGTGGCGTCCAGGCTGCTGGTGTCGATGCTGAGATCGACGGTGGAGATCCCACGCATCGCGTCGAAGGCGTTCAGCGCTTCCTGGCTCAACTGCGCAACGCCCTGCCGCGCGGTGCTCAACACCCCACCGAAGAACCCTTCGAAGGCGCCCATGTCGTCCTTCGTCGACGCTACTCCCTTGCGGGTCGCCTCCATCGATTCGCCAATGGCCTTGCGCTGGTCCGAGAGCGATTTGGCCGCCTTGTCCGAGGACTCCGCGACCGCTTGCATACCCTTGGCGCCCTCCTCGCCGGCCGCCTTCAGTTCCTTGACCTTGGCGGACAGCTTGGTCTGCTCCTGGTTGAACTCCCGCGCGCTGATCGTGCCGTCGTTGTACAGCCGGCCCAGCGCCGTCCGGATGTTCTGGATATCGACCGTGGTCTTCGCGCTGCTGATCGCGTCCTGGACCTGCTTCAAGTTCTCCAGGCCGGTACTGAGGTCAGACACCCCCAGGGCGGCGCCGCTGGCGGTCGACTTCAGTTCGGTCAGCTTCGCGTTGAGGACACCGGCGCCGTTCGCATACTCCTGCTGGCTCAGCGTGCCGGCCTGGTAGGCCTTGAGCATTTCCCCCTGCAGGGCGGTCAGTTGCTCGGTGGTCTTGGCCGCGCTGATCTGGTCCAGGGCATTCTGCAGGCTGGTCACCGCCTGCACCGCCTCGGCGGCCGCGTTCTTCGCACCCGCCTTCAGGTCGGTGAAGGTGTCGGTGATCGCCTGGCTCTGCTGCTGTGCGGCGGAGGCGGTGGCCGTGGTGCTGGTGTCCCAGGCATCCGCGATATCCTGCGCGTCCTGCTGGATCTGCTGGCGGAACCCCTCGCTCATGCTGCTGAGCAAGTCGTGGACGCCGGCGACGGAACTGCGGATGCGCTCCCCACCCAGCGCCGCCGGGATCTTCTCCGCCACCTTCTCGATGCCGGCGACCATCAGCGACAGGGTGCCAGTCCAGGCCAGGGCGATAGCGCTGATGCCCGAGGTAACGCCGTTGAACAACGTCCGGAACGGCGCGATGAACAGTTGCACCCGCGAGGCCATGTCGTCCAGCTGGGTGCTGAAGCTGCTCAGCCAGGCCGAGGTCTTGTCGATCAGGGTGCCGAAATCGACGTCGGCCAGGCGCTTGATGAAGCGCTCGACCCATTCCGAGCCCTGGACGAAGGCATCCGACAACCCCTTGGCCAGCGTGTCGAGGCGCCCGTCCTGGTCCATCTGCGCGATGGTGTCACCCAGCTCCTTCAGCTTGTTCTTGACGTGGTCCAGCGCGCCGGCGTTGGCAATGCGGTTGAGAAAGTCGGCCGCAGTGTCGCCGAGGTTGCTGACCAGACCGGTCAGGGTGCTCATGGCCTTCGCAGCGGCTCCTTCGGAGCTGCGCCCCATTTCGTCGACCAGCGCCTTGATGACGTCCCGGCCAAGCTTGCCCTTGCTCGCCAGATCCTGCAGCTGCGCGGCATTCTTGCCGGTGACCTTGGCCAGCATGTCCCACACCGGCACGCCACGCTCGACCAGTTGCAGGATCTCCTCGGTCTGCAGCTTCTGCTTCGCCCAAGCCTGGCCGACTGCCGTCGTGATGCCCTCCAAGCGCTCCATGCCACCGCCCAGCTTCTCCGACTGGTCCTCGATCGCTTTCAGCGACCCATCCATCGGGTCCAGGCCGTAGGCCTTCAGCAGCGCGAAGGCGTCGGTGACGTCGCCCAACTGAAGCGGCGTGTCCTTGGCAAAGGTCTTGATCCAGGCGGTTGCCCGCTCACCCTCGGCAACCGAGCCCATCAGCGACGTAAGCCGGTTCTGCAGGTTCTCGAACTGGTCGCCGGTGGTCAGCATCGAGACGATGCCATCACGCACCAGGCCGATTCCTCTGCGCACCAGGTTCAGCGCCGCCTGGATGCCGACGAAGGCTGCGGCGTAAGCGGCTGCCTGGCGAACGCCGGACGACATGGCCTCGCGCAGCGCCGTCACGCGCGAGGTGTGGCCAGCAGCCTCTCGCGCCGCTCGCATCTGCGCGCGTTCCAGCTCGCGGATCTCGCGGCTGTTCTGCGCGATGCTCTCGCGGGTGTTGTCGACCACCGCCTCCAGCCGCCGCTCCTCGTTGGCAAGCTGCCCGGTATCCACGCCCGCCGCCCGCGCCGCACGTTGTTGCTCAGCGTGCCGAGCGGTCAGTTGGTCAAGGGTCCGACGCAGACCCGCTGCGTCCCGCTCCGCGATCTGCAGGGACACGGCCAGACCCCGGCTCCCGGGGTTGCGGTCCAACGCCTCGCGCAGGTCCGCAATGGTACGGTCCACCCGCTGCACCGACGTCTGCGTCTGCGCAATGGCGCGCTCGGTAGTTCCGAGCGCGGTCACCAGGCCGCGAGCCCCCTTCGCATCGTCCAACTGCTGGTTCAGGTTCGCAGCCGTGGTGCGCAGCCCTTCCAGCGCCTCGGTCGACTGCTGGGCTGCGGGCGACAGTTCGTCCCGGCCGCGAAGAACGAACTGGATCAGGCGCTGCATTGGGTTCGCCATGGCAATCCTCTGGCAAAAAAAAGCCCGCCAA